GAAAATAAGTGCTCGATCAAGAAATCAGCGCAGACCGGGTTTTCGCTAATGGCGATCGCCGCGGCTGGTTTCACCATCGACCGCGAGCCTTGCCGATTTATGATCGTGCAGCCGACCGAAGGTGCGCTTTCGGATTTCAATCGGGAAAAACTGCAGCCGGCGTTCGATCAGACAACCCCGCTGAAAAATCGCATTCGCGAGCAAAAATCCAGATCGTCGCAAGGGTCGACCACCTATTCGAAGCGCTTTCCCGGCGGGTCGCTCACGCTCGCCATCGCCAATTCGACCGCTGATTTGCGGTCGAAGACCGTCAAGAAGGTCATCAAGGACGAGGCTGCGGAATATCCGGACGATCTCGACAAGCAGGGCTCCCCACATGCGATGATAGAAGCGCGTTATGAGAGCTTTCGTGCTTCGGCTGACTGGAAGGAATTGAACGTATCGACCCCGACGAATAAGGGGTCTTGCTATATCGACGAACAGTTTGAGGCCGGCGACCAGCGGCTGTGGCACGTCAAGTGCCCTGGTTGCAGCGAAGAATTCACTTTTGCCTTCGGCAAGCAATTCCGGTTCGATACCAAGTATCCCTACAACGCGCATTACGTCGCACCCTGCTGCGGCACGGTGATCGAATCGACGCAAAAGAATGAATTGGTGCGCGCCGGTCGCTGGATTGCAACCAGAGCGGAGCCCGGCCGGCATCGGTCCTATCACTTCGATGCGCTGTCGTCGCCGTTCGTTCCATGGGATCTGATCGCCGAGCGCAAGATCATCGCGGGCGACGATCCCTCCAAGCACAAGACCTTCGACAATCTGACGCTCGGCATCGCGCATGAAGTGCGCGGCGATGCGCCGGACTATGCGCGGCTGATGGAACGTCGCGAAGACTATCAGCCGGGCACCATTCCGGCTCCGGGCCTGATACTGGTTGCCGGCGCCGACGTGCAGCACACCGGCATTTGGTACGAAGTCGTGGCGTATGGTGCCGACAAGCAAAGCTGGTCGGTCGAACACGGCTTTATCGAAGGCGACACGACCGATCCCGAACGCGGCGCGTGGCTTGCGCTGGTTGCGCTCTACGATCGCCAATTCCCGGATGCATTCGGTGCGACCCGTCAGATCGACGCGATGGCAATCGACGCCGGCGACGGCGGTAGAGCCAACCAGGTCTATGCCTGGGCCCGCGGCCGCCACCGCGCCCGCGCCATCAAGGGGCAACCTGGCTGGACCACGCCTGCGATCGGCACGCCGACCAAGGTGTCGATCAATCTGAATGGCAAGAAAATCACCTCGGGCGCCATGCTGTGGCCGGTCGGCGGCTGGACGATCAAGGCGACCTATTACGCGAATCTGCGCAAGGATGGTCGCAAGGCCGGTCAGGAAATCGACCCGCCGGGCTATTGCCACCACCACCTGCATTGCGATGAGCAATATTTCCGCCAGCAGACCGCAGAATATCTGAAGACCGTTTCGATGCGCGGCCGTCAGTCGCGGATCTGGCAGGAGACCGGTCCGAACCATCTTCTCGACGCGCGCGTCTATGCGATGGCGATGGCGGATTATCTCGGCATGAACCGAATGACGCCGGACGAATGGCAGGCGCTCGCGAAAATGCGCGGTGTTCCGATCGTGCTGCAGCAGCCCGACCTTATGGCGCCAGACAGTGTGAAGATCGCATCCGCGCCGGCGCGTCCGACGTTGCTCGCGCCGAGAAAGAAAAAGGCCTGGCGCGTCTTCTCGAAAGGTATCGGCTGATGGCTGGAATTACGATCGCGCAGGCAGAGGCGCAACTTGCGCTGTGGCTCACCGCGTCGTCCGCGGTGGCGGGTTCGCAGTCCTATGAGATCGATACCGGCAACGGCCGCCGCAAGCTTACCCGCGCCGATGCTGCCGAGATTCGCCAGCAGATCGACTATTGGGACGCCAAGGTGAAACAACTGACGCCGGGCGCCCGAGTCCGCACGACTTACGTGGTGCCGAACCTGTGAACCTCGTCGAAATCCAACGGCAGGCGGCGCAGTCGCAAACTGCGCTCGATCGCGTGATCGCATGGTTCTCGCCTCAGCGCGGAACCGATCGTCTTCGCGCGCGCATGCAGCTTGCGACCGTTACCGGTGAGGGTGGCTACAAGGGTGGCAGGAAAGATCGCCGTGCGACCCGCTATTGGCGCCCGAAACAGTCTTCGGCCGATGCCGATCTGCTGCCGGACCTGCCGGACTTGCGCGCCCGCGCGCGGGATCTGGCACGCAATACGCCGATCGCGACGGGTGCGATCGCCACCGGCGTCACCAATGTGGTCGGCGATGGATTGCAGTTGCAGGCGCAGATCGATCACGAAGCGCTCGGCATTACCGAAGATCAGGCGGACCGGTTTGAGCGCGAGCAGGAACGAGAATGGGCGCTGTTCTGCCGCACGGCAGATTTCTCGCGGGTGCAGTCTTTCGATGAATTGCAGTCGCTGGTCTATCGGGCGACGCAGGAATCGGGCGACGTCGTCATTGTTCGTCGCTTCCGCAAGGATGTCGGCGATATTTACGGTACGAAGCTCCAGGTGCTTGAGGCGGATCGGATTTCCAATCCGAACTGGAAGTCCGACACCGAGACGATGGCCGGTGGAGTCGAGATCAACGGCGACGGTGTGCCGGTCCGGCTGCACTTTTCCGACAAACATCCCGGCGGCATTCGAGTCGGTGCCCTGAATTGGAATTCGGTGCCGTTCCGTTCGGCCGATGGCGTGCCGATCGTGCTGCATCTGTACGATCGGTTACGTCCCGAACAGACGCGCGGGATTCCCTATCTGGCGCCGGTGATCGAACACCTGAAGCAGCTCGGCGATTACTCCGATGCCGAGGTTTCCGCTGCCGTTGTGTCGGCAATGTTCACCGTCTTCGTCACATCGAAAGCCGATGAAAGCCAGCAGCCCATCATCGGTGAGACCGAAGCGACTGCGCCGAATGAAGGCCTTCAGTCGAACGAACGCAAGCTTTCGCCGGCCGCGATCATCGGGCTTGGTGAAGGCGACGATGTCAAGTTCGCCAATCCGATGCGCCCGAATGCGCAGTTCGATCCGTTCGTGCAAGCCTTCCTGCGCCAGATTGGCGTCGCACTCGAGTTGCCGTTCGAACTTCTGATCAAGCATTTCACCGCGAGCTATTCGGCGTCGCGTGCGGCGCTCGAAATGGCGTGGCAGTTTTTCCGCAAGCGCCGTTCCTGGCTCGCTTGGAGATTCAACCAGGTGGTCTACGAGTGGATGATGGAAGAGGCGGTCGCTGCTGGGCGGCTCAATCGCCCGGGGTTCTTCGAGGATCCGATCCTGCGCGCGGCTTATCTTGGTTCTGAATGGAACGGATGGGCGCGGCCTTCTCTCAATCCGAAGATGGAAGCCGAGGCGGACGAAGTCGATCTGCGAAATTGCGTCACGACGCGCGAAGAAATCTGCATGCGCCGCACCGGCGGGGAATTCGAAAAGAAAATCGCGCAATTGCGCAAGGAAGAAGTATTGCGGCAGGCGGCAGGTTTGGTCCCGGTCGCGTCACCACAGCGCGGTCAGGCGGAGTCGAACCAAGAGGTTGCTGGCGACGATACCGACGATGATACCGAAAGTGCGCCGCAGCCCCAGAGAGGTTATTCGTCATGATCTTGCTTCCGGCTGTCGCGCAGCGTCTTTTTGATTCCCCTCTGTTCATCCATGAGGGCAAACTGGTCGCGGCCATGACTGCGATCGGCGGGCGGATCGTGGAGGGCGGGTTCGAATTCGATACGTCGATCGCGCCGATCGAGCATGTTGCATTCGGTCGGCTCGGCGACCGGCTGGGCCGGGCTTACGATCGAGAAGGCGTGCAGACGTTCGATGTGATCGATGGTGTGGCGATCATCCCGATCGAAGGATCGCTCGTTCACAAGGGCGCCTATGTCGGGATGTCGTCGGGTCGCACCTCGTATCAGGGCATACAGACGCAGGTCGCGCGCGCCATGCGCGACGATCGCGTGAAGGCCGCCGTGCTTGAGATCGATTCATTCGGCGGTGAAGTAGCAGGGGCGTTCGAAACCGCAGATATGATTGCGGCGCTCTCCAAGGCCAAGCCGACGCTCGCCATCCTGACGGATTTTGCATTCTCGGCAGCCTATTTGCTCGCGGCGGCTGCGCGGCAGATCGTTGCCCCTCCTACCGGAGGGGCCGGTTCGATCGGTGCCGTCGTGATGCATACGGACTTCTCTCGGAAGCTTGAAAACGAGGGCATCAAGGTCACGGTCCTGGCCGCGGGGAAGCACAAGACGGAAGGCAATCCGGCGATGCCTCTTTCCGACGATGTGAAGGCGCGTGTGCTGTCGCGACTGGAATCCTCGCGGCAGATGTTTGCCGATGCCGTCGGGCGCTATCGCGGCAACCGTTTCACCAAAGACGCGGCGCTCGCAACCGAGGCTGCCACCTATGTCGGGGCGGAAGCCCATGCACTCGGCATGATCGACGGTGTCGGCGCTCCAGCCCAGGCCTTCGAGGCCTTCATCTCCGAAGTCAATCGCAAAAGGTGATCTCATGAATACAGACTCGATGCTCGCTGCCGTGCATGCGGCCGCGAACGAGAAGCATTTCGCCAATCATGGCGAGAACGGTGCCGACCCGAAGGACGGCAATCAGCAGACGGAGAACCCGATGTCTGACAAGACCAAAGCGGCTGCTGATCAGCTGAAAACCGAAACTGTGGTGGACCTGCAGGCGGCCTATCCGAATCTCGTGAGTGAGATTTCGGCCGCTGCCGCTGCCGGCGAGCGCAATCGTATTCAGGGCATTCTTTCCCTGACCGCGATCGGCGAAGAGCAGACCGCGCTGGTGCGAGCGGCCGTCGCCGATGGTCGGTCGACCAAGGCCGATGTCGCGCTTCAGATCCACGAAGCCGACCAGGCGACGAAGGCCCGGCACCTGCAGAACCTCAAGGGCGCCGATAGCGAAGCCGCTGTGGTCAATGCGGCGCCGAATGCCGGCGGCGCTGGCAGCAAGACGAGCTTCGCCTCAAATCCGGACGGCTGGAAGGCGGAATGGAACGCTGCTGCGGCAGATTCCGAAATGCGCCGCGATTTCCCGACCGCCGATCATTACGCGCAGTATCAGCAGGGCGTCGCGGACGGTCGCATCCGCATCCTGAAGTCGAAGTCGGCATAAGGCCGGCTACCACCTCATCGCCAATCGGATCAACGCGGCCCGCGCAAGGCGGCGCCCGACTGAAGGACATATCTCATGACGACACTCGGCGCGGACGCCCTTCTCACCTTCGAGATCGGCTCCATCCAGGAATATCCGGTCATCGCATCGGACATCATTTACGGTCATGCCGCTGTAGGCTTGGTCGCAGCTTCCGGTCACGCGCGTCCGCTGGTGGCTGGCGACAAGTTCGCGGGCTTTGCCGAAAAGCGTGTCGACAATTCCGCCGGCGGCGCTGCCGCCAAGAATGTTCGCGTGGCGCATACCGGCAAAATTCAGCTTGCAGTCACCGGTGCGGTGATCACCGATCAGGCGGTCGAGAATTTGCCGGTCTATGCGTCGGACGATGCGACCTTCTCGTTCAATCCGGTCGGCGGCACCTTCGTCGGCTTTTTCGATCGCTTCATCTCGTCCGGCGTGGGTATCGTTCGCTTCGATGCCAACGGCTATCGCGATCCCTGGTATCAGTATTCCAAGCGCGAAACGCTTTCCGGAACGAAGACTTTCGACGCCGA